TTACTGGCGTTGTAACGGCAACTTCATTCTATGGAGATGGTAGTCAACTAACTGGTATTATTGCTCAGGGATCTGGAGTTTCTGTTTTTGATTCTGGGTCTAATATTGGAATTGCCGCAACATTAAACTTTGGAGAAAATCTTTCTGTTACATTCAACTCTGGATATGCGACTATTGATTCGGTAACAGGAATAAGCACACAATGGATTACTACTGGAGTCGGAATTCATACGTTCTCTAATCTTGGTGTTGGAACTGCAAATCCAACTTCAAAATTATATGTTGTTGGTGATGCATTTATCACCGGAGTAATTACTGCTGGTATTGTTAGTGCAACAGTTTTCTATGGAGATGGATCTAAGTTAAGTGGAATTGCAACCGCAGTTAATTCTGATATTGCTAATTATGCTCAAAGATCTGGTATTGCTACATATGCAAATACTGCAGGTATAGCAACTTATGCACAGGTTGCTGGTATAGCGACCTATTCATCTTTAAGTGGTATTGCAACCTATGCTCAAAGGGCTGGTATTGCTACTTATTCAAATACTTCTGGTATAGCAACTGTAGCAGGCATAGCGACTTATGCGACAACGGCGGGTATAGCAACGTATGCTACAGTAGCAGGCATAGCGACTTATGCTCCTAATTCTGGTTTATCCACAAGTGTAATTGGTGGAGTTGCTTCAGTCACTCAATTAAATGTTTCTGGAATCTCCACATTAGGTGTTATAACCGCAGGAAGTGCATTCTTCACTGGTATTGTTACGGCACTATCATTTAGTGGTGATGGTAGTCAATTAACAGGGGTAATTGCACAGGCATCCCAGCAGTGGGTTACAACACCAGTAGGAATTCATACATTAGTAAATGTTGGTGTAGGAACAACTAATCCAACATCAAAATTAACTGTTGATGGTAACTTATATGTTACTGGAATTATAACTTCGACCGATTATGATTCTCTATCCGATAGAAATCTGAAATCAAATATTCAATCAATTCAAAATCCGATTGAGTCTGTTAAGCAAATACGCGGAGTTACATTTGATTGGAAGGAAACTGGAAGATCATCTGCTGGAGTCGTTGCACAAGAGATTGAAAAAGTTCTTCCAAATCTTGTTAATGGTGATGATGTTAAGACGGTTAATTATAATGGTCTAATTGGTTTATTAATCGAGTGTGTTAAGGAGCAACAAAAAGAAATTGAAGAATTGAAAAAGAGGTTGCTGTGAGTTACATAAATATATTTGATTACCCAGTGGAAACACGAAGACGGTAAATGGCAATTAAGATCATAGGATCTACTATCATAGATGATAGTAGAAATATTGTTAATGCTGGTATAGTAACTGCAACTTCCGTAAGCATCGGTAATTCGCAAGTTGTAAGCCCTACTAGACAGCTTCAAAATATACCGTCTTTAGATCCCACAACTACCCAGACGATACAGAGTGTTTCTGGAGCACGTATCGCACAAAACGGTAGCATAGTTGGATTTGCCAACACTATTAATTTTGCTGGTGTTGGAGTTGATGTAACCATACCCTCAAGTGGTTTATCTACAGTATCAATTAATGGTTTCCCTAATGTCACAAATATCTTATATGTCACAAAAAACGGAAGCGATACAAACGACGGAAAAACCCTTGGAGAAGCAAAGGGATCTATCAAAGGAGCAGTTGCTGCAGCAGCAGAGGGAACTGTTATTAAGGTTAGTGCTGGAACTTATATAGAAGATAATCCTATTACTTTACCGAATCAGGTAAGTATTGTTGGGGATAGTCTTCGTGAAGTTACGATAACTCCATTAAATCAAGGTGATTTATTTTATGTTGGAGAAGGTAATTATATTGCCGAAATGGCATTTGTTGGATCGGCAAATCCCGGAGCAATATTTTCTTTTGATCCAGTAGCGGCAAGATATAATGCCCAGTCACCATATATTCAGAATTGCACTAATTTTATCCCAAATAGTATAGGACTTAGAATTGATGGTAATTTATCAATTGGTCCTACAAAGAGCATGGTTCTTGACTCCTATACCCAATATAATCAGGGTGGTATAGGAGTTTCTATTACTAATGAAGGATATGCTCAGTTAGTTTCTTTATTTACTATTTGTAATGACATTGCCGTTTATTGTGGATCTGGTGCGGCATGTGATCTTACCAACTCAAACTCATCATTCGGAAATTATGCACTTATTTCTGATGGTGTTGGTCCTCTCAAACTAAAGGGATCTGTATATCAAGCAGCTGATGCTAATAGTGACACCTTTGTTGTTGATTTAAATACCCCAACATTAGGAATTGTAACCGCAAAATATGATCATGTAAGTGGTATTGTTACCATAACCACAGATCAACCACACCAATTTAATATTGGAATGGGAGTATCTATAGTTGGTCTTGGATTTACCTGCCCATCTGGTCCTGGAATTTTAACATATCCGACTGGAAACTATGGATACAAGTTTGAGGTTAGAACAGTTGCTCCTGGCAGATATGTTGATGCTGCCAATAGAATTCGTGCAAACCGAACTGAGATTCAGGATAAGTCTTTAGCGGCAATTGCAATCAAACATCCAGACTTTTTCTTTCCTGGAGATCCTCAAACAACACAATACTCAAGATTCTATGATTCTTATAGACTAATTCAACAGAACAAGCAAGAAATAATTGACAAATCTCTTGCCTCTATTGCTGTTGGGTTTCCATCAAGTTTTTCATTCCCTGATGATCCTGCACCATATGAAAGAAATAGGTATTATGATGCTTCTGGATTGATTCAGAGAAATAAGCAAGAAATTGTCGATAAGTCTTTAGGTGCCGTTGCCATCGCACACTCTGATTTTTATTTCCCTGGTGATAATCAAACAAATGCAAGATCAAGATATTTTGATGCATATAGACTTATTCAACTTAATAAGGATGTAATTGTTTCTATTGCCTGGACAAATACATATAATGTTTATTCAGGTATTTCTACTTCAGAAGCAAAGTGTAAGAGAGATTTAGGATTTTTTATTGATGCCGTATCTACCGATATATTTACTGGCGGAAACAGTTACTCTAGAGATTTTACACTCCAATATTTTAATGGTGCTAGTCCAATTACTAATGGACTACAGGGAGAGGAAGTTGAATCAAATTATGCTTTTGTTGAAGCAAGAGAATTGATGAAACAGGCAATCACCAATACTTTAGTTGGTGCCGCATATAGTGATCTAACTCTTACGGCAGATCCAGTAACTGGATTTAATACAAGCCCATCATCTTGTGCAGACGTTCAGTCAAATATTGATAACCTTGTAGGAATTATTACAACTACTATCGGAGCAGGAACTACATCTGGTCTTCCAACTCCAAATGTTGGTTATTTTAATTTGGGTGTTGGGATAGGAACCACAAGTTCTACTGGTGGATATAAGTGTGCCAGGGACCTTGGTTATCTTGTCGATGCTCTTGCAACTGATGTATTCACTGGTGGTAATAAGTATTCTAGAGATTTTACATTACAATATTTTGATAATGTTGGAAGTCCAATTACTAATGGACTGGTTGGAGAAACTAATGAATCAATAACCGCATTTAATGCCGCAAGAGATTATGCAAAGAAAGCAATTACTAATCAACTGAATATTAAAAATCTTGGTATTAGTTCTGGTCCAGCAAACTATGGTGGTCCTGGAATAGCATATACTGTTTATCAATCTGGAAATGCAGACTCTTGTGCCGATGTAAGAAGTAATATTGATAACTTGGTTGGAATAGTAACAACTGTAATAGGTTCTGCATCAACTTCACACTTAGGAACTTTTAGTGAAAATCTTGGTATTTCAACAACAAATAAGTGTGCCAGAGATCTAGGTTATTTTGTAGATGCCGTTTCGACGGATATATTTACTGGAGGTAATTCTTATACAATAGCATTTACCAAGTTTTATTTTGATGGAGCTGGAATTGCAAATAGTTATCTAACTGGTGAAGAATCTCAATCAATCTATGCGTTCCATTCTTCTAGAGAATTTAGTAAAAAAGCAATAACCAACCAGTTAAACATAAAGGATCTGACACTAACTGCAGATCCAGTTACTGGATTTAATACATCTCCAAGTTCTTGTTCTAATGTTCAGAGTGCAATTAATACTTTGGTTGGAATCGCAACTCAGGCAATCGGATCTGGAAATCTTACTGTCCTAAATTCAATCACAGTTAATCCTGGAATATTTGTAGTTGGTCAGAACAAGTGCCGTAGAGATATTGGATATATCGTTGATGCAATCGCAGACGATCTGGAAGGATTTACTAACAGCAATATTATTGCAG